TACGTTAAAACCCGTCAATTAGAGTTTATCAGGGCTGTAATCCGACCAGTATGGAGTGACCCAAATGAAGCTAAATAACATCGTAGAAGCCCTTAATTCTTATGGACGTGCAGCTCTTGTAGCTGTATTGACCATTTACGTCTCAGTACCAAATGCAACTGCAACCGACCTCGGTAAAGCTGCGCTCTGCGCTGTTGCTGCTCCATTGCTTCGCGCTCTCAATGTTGACGATAAGGCTTTCGGATTAGGAGCTAAGCGTGACGACAACAAGTAGCCAAATCTCAGTAGACGGCACAGCGGTTGTCCTAGTGCCAGCTGCACCTCAGTATCAGGAAGTTCATTTACACACAACTTCCATTCTCTACATCGGTGATTCAACAGTTACCACATCTACTGGCTTGCGCCTAGATAACGGTGACAAGTTAACCTTCACCATCGCTCCTAATTTTGCGCTCTATGGCATTACAGGAAGCGGTACTCAAACTGTTTACGTAATGACTACGGTGCTATGACCCAGGCAGATTTCTTAACCTTTTACGTCTCAACGCTATTCGCGTTCGTAGGCGTTGCTGGCGTATTCATCAAGTATCTCATCGGACAAATCAAGCGACTTGAATCGCGTGTCGATGACATTTATGACCTTTTGCTGGAGAGACAATAAAGCCATGGCACGCAAAAGGGTTGCAGAACTAGAGGACTATACGCCTTTAGAAATCCATGCTATGCAGGTGAATGAGTATTACAAGGCTCTGCGGAAGGCTGGTTTTCCTGTTGATCAGGCATTAGCCATCGTCTCAGACCGTAATTCATTTCCTGATTGGATGATTCCTGAACCCTTAGACATTCCACATCATTACGAAGATGATGAGGACGAGGATTAGGGGCTAATCATTAAAAAAGCAATCGTAATTCCGGATTTACAGATTCCTTATCACGATGCAAGAGCCGTCTCAGTATTAGCAAAGTTCATACAAAAGCAAAAGTTCGACCAGGTGATAACCGCCGGAGATGAAATCGACCTTCCTCAAATTTCACGTTGGCAGGAAGGGACGCCTGGCTGGTACGAGCAGACACTAGCTGCTGACCGCGACCTAGCCGTAGACATCCTTTACGACTTACAGGTGACCGATACCATAAGGTCGAATCATACGGATCGTTTGTATAACGTCATTATGAAAAAGATTCCGGCATTCCTATCCTTGCCAGAGTTGAAGTTCGAGAAGTTTATGCGTTTTGACGAGCTCGGAATAAAGCACCATAAACAGCCCCTAGAGGTCGCTAAAGACTGGATTATCATCCACGGCGACACAGGCAGCGTAAAACCCACACCTGGTCTCAGCGGGCTCGAGAATGCCCGTAAAGCCGGTAAGAACGTTATCCAAGGTCATACCCACAGGGCAGGGGTATCTGCCTTCACAGAGGCTTCTGGGGGCGTTTTAGGGCGTGTTCTGCGTGGCTACGAGGTCGGACACCTCATGGATTACAAAAAGGTCAGTTATACGGCTAATCCGAACTGGCAACAGGCATTCTTGGTACTCTACATAGATGGAAAAAAGGTCTCACCGGTTCTTACCTACATTGAACGAGACGGCAGTTTCATCTTTGAGGGCAAGGTGTACGGCTGAGTCGTCCCTGACTCGCACCATTGACGATCATGTCGATGATTTTGAGGCTTTGGGCTTCATTTAACATAACGAAATCGTTATACAAAAAGACCACGATAAGGTGGCAACTGTCTCCCTGTTCTGTCATAGTTTAACTGTGAACGGGAACGTCCCTAGTAGCAGAAGGGCTACAAAATGTTCGTCTTGCAGATGTTTTGCCTAGGAGCTGCGCTGGCTATGGTCGGCGGTTTAATCCTAGACAACGCAAAGGAAAAGGCTTACTGGGCAGGAAGGAGAGCCGGTTATGCTAGAGGAATCGCAGATTCGCGCCACACAGCTTCTAAGTGAAACTGCTGAAATCGTCCGTGACCGAGGACTCGTCTACGGCTCACCGGCTGCAAATCACATACGAATTGCAAAGCTCTGGAGTGTCTATCTCGAAAGAGCCATTGAGCCTGAGCAGGTTGCAATGTGTATGGCATTGGTCAAAGTCGCAAGGCTCATTGAATCTCCAAAGCATTTGGATTCATACCAGGACGCAGCCGCTTATCTCTGCATCGCAGCGGAGATTTCCCATGTCGACTGGGATGACCTTGACCATTATTAAGAATACAAACCCACGAATCTGGTGCGACTATTGCAAAAACCGATTTGGAGTTAATCGTCTAGAAGGGCAGAAACCTGCTCTCTGGATCGCTGTGAGTGAAACCCCACGCTCTAAAGGAATCAAACGAGCTTACTGCCGTGAGTGCATCAACACGGTGCAACATTGGGCGTGTGAGTGCGATTCACCACAAACCTGCGGAAATCATTGGTCAATCGGTGACCAGATGAAACACGCTCAACAAGTTCAGGAGCTACCAATCCATGTTTAACCTACAAGATTACGAAACAGTCGAGACTCGTCTTGCTAAGTTCATTGAGGACTTTCCAGACTTTCGCATTAGCACAGAACTGGAGTCATTTCAGAATGATAGATTTATTGTTAAAGCATACATCTACCGCACTTACTTGGATGCTGTCGCGTTCTCCACAGGACTCGCTGAGGAAAAGATTACTGACCGCGGCGTTAATTCGACTAGTGCTTTGGAGAACTGTGAGACTTCAGCGATCGGTCGCGCTCTTGCTAACGCAGGTTACGCAGCAAAAGGAAAAAGAGCTTCACGCGAGGAAATGGATAAAGTCCAGCGTTTATCCAAGCCAACAGTAAAAGAAACAAAGCCAGCCGATGATCTGTGGCTCAATGAAACATACACAGGCGTACTCGGCAATCAAACAGAAGAACCCAAGCAACTGGATGCCAGCGAGTTGATCCAACAAGAGCTCGGCGGTGAAGTGGTTGAAACTTGCAAGCACGGCACACGCCTCAAGCGTGAAGGCACAAGCAAGGCTGGAAAGCCATACAAGGGATTCGTCTGCATGCAGCCAAATAAGGACATGCAATGTCCACCGATTTGGTACATCCTGAGCCCAAGCGGCTCATTTATCCGACCTAAGGAGTTAGGAGACGTTTAATGGGTTATGTAATCATTGGCGAGACTATCTTTGGTGATCCCGAGGAAGGTTCAACAAAAGCATTGGCAGAATTAGACGTTCGCTGTGACTTTTGCAACCGACCAGCACCAAGCGAATTGTCAGCTAGTTATTATGTCTGTCCAGCCTGTCACGTGGTGAAGTAATGACTTACGATGAATTACTGGCGAAAGTAAATAAAGATATTGAAGATGATGAATGGTATGACAAAACGGCAGTATTTAATTTTGCTCAATATGCCAAAACCCTTCGTGCCGTATTGGAACTGCATAAGCCTGATGTAGATGGTCGCTGTTTACAATGTGAATGTCATTTGCCTTGCCCAACGATTCAGGCTATTGAGAAGGAGTTGGGTTAATGCCATCGTATGAATGGAAATGTGCTTATTGTCAAATCACAACCGAAACCACGGCTAGTTATAGTGAATCTGTTATAGCTCCAATTTGTTGTAATCAACCGATGGCTCGTTATTGGTCATCCGTTGCAATCTCGTTTAAGGGAAGTGGGTTCTATTCCAATGACAAGGGCAGAAAGTAGGAAGCATCGTGGCTATAAGACGCAACGCAATGTCGCTGTATTCTTACAACAATGGTTCCCGTATGTTTCCAGCTCGGGTGCTGGGAGTCAGGGTTCGGACATCCTCAATGTCCCTTTTGATGTCGAAGTCAAAGCAAGAGATCGTCCTAGCATCAGCGAAGCGTTCAATCAGCTTAAAGCTCGCGATAAAGGTTTACCCGGACTTGTAATCTTTAGAATGAACGGGCAAGGAGACGATGCGTCTCAGTATCTTGCCATTATGAAGTTAGGAGACATGATGGAAGCCATTTCACGGTGTAAATGTGGATCATGGAAGGCATCAGACATTCAATGCCAAGTATGCAAGAAGTTGGATGAGAAATAACGACACGCCTTCTGACCTGCACTTTTACGAAAGGATTTGACATGACTGGTACGCTTAGCACCAGCAAGGCGCTCTCGAAAGCGCCACCGCGAGCCCGTAAGGGCAAGCTCGCGGGGTTGCTCGCTATTGGGCTATCTCTATGCTGTTTAGCATCGCCTTTGAAAACAGTTGATTCCGCAAAAGCTTCAATAAAGTTAAAAACTATTGACTATCAAATCCATGCTCTCAATAAATTAAGAGACTTAAAGCAATTCAACTGCCTATTAAAGCTCTACTCTAAAGAGAGCGCGTGGAATCCACGTGCACGTAATGGATCTCATTATGGAATACCACAAGGTAATAGTGCTTGGCTTAGTAAGCAATCAGGTATGGTGCAGGTAGACTGGGGCATCAAGTACATAGCACACAGGTATCCTAAGACAGGTGCGTGTGGTGCATTACTGCATTGGAGTAAGTATGGCTGGCATTGAGTGGGTTGCTGTTATCAGTACCATCATTGCAGTCGTATGCGCTTGTGTCATGATTATAGGAATGGTGTGGTACAGCATCCATGAGTAATAGACCACGCTACTTAGGAACGCAACGATGGAAGGATGTGCGTATGGCTGTGCTATCGCGTGACCAACGCACGTGTGCGTATTGTGGTGATGAGAACGCTAATACTGTGGATCATGTAGTGCCTCTTGCTGTCGGTGGTGACCCGTATGCTATGGATAATCTGGTTGCGTGTTGCATGAGATGTAATAGTGCAAAGGGTAAGCGTGGAGTAGGTGTTTTTTTGTTGAAACAGTCTACCCCCCCTGTCTTTGTCGACAATTCTCTCCCTTCTAGACAAAAACCGCATAAAAGTCCATTTATTCGACCATGAAAGAACTTAAAGGCGCAGTAATCCCACGGATTCACACCCCTCTCATTGAGGGGCAATCCAAAGTAAAGGAAATCGAGGAGCTGGCAAACCGAATCGGACTACCGCTGTTGGAATGGCAGAAATGGGTGCTCGATGACATGATGAAAGTGGACGAGAACGGGCAGTTCAAGCGCAAAACCGTTGGTCTACTCATCGCTCGTCAAAACGGCAAGACCCACGTAGCTCGTATGCGCATTCTCTGGGGCTTAATCAACGGCGAGCGCATCCTTGCCATG